GCCCTAAAGGCTTTGTATATATTATCTGCAGTCTTACCCTGGTCATTACCCGTGGCAACCTCGTTAGCAAATCCAGAAATCTCATCCAGAACGGCCAGTATAAGGTTAAGACCCTCATGGGACTCTCGCTCAGAGTGACCCGAATATACCGTGATGCTTTTATCAAACTCAATACTCTCAGCTTTAGCATAAAATCTTCCAGCAAACCACGGCGACTTTTCAATCTTTGTCTTAAAACCCTTAAAGAAAACGTTCTTGGCCTGCTGAGCGTTAATGGCAACATTAATAATATCAATAGCATCTCCGCTAGGTTTACCAAAATAACGAGCAGGATCTTTAAGACAAAGTAGCTTATAAACGATATAGGCACAGGCCACTGTTGATGTGAAGTCTTTTCCACTTCCTTTTCCTAACTGAAGAATGACTTCATTCTTTGTATATTTCTTGTAATATCTTGTACCCTCTTCGGCACCCATAATATCAATTAAGTCTTCTTGTTTGTAGATTTGACTCATAGCTTCGACGATGTCGTACTGTACTTGAGACAATGGAGGCTGACCAAGATAGTCTTCGCCTTCTACAAAAGTCTTGGCATCTACTGGAATCTCTTCAAACGCATCGGACTTAAGTGCCTCCAAAAAATCATCAAACATTATTCACTCACTATCGTAACTGTCTCTCCTGGCTTGGTTGCCTGAGAAAGACGAGACATAATTTTATCACGAATCTCTGGGTGCTCTGATGCAATATCTTTGAGAATGTTAATAAGTATTCCTTGCCTATTCTCAATCTCAAGCATCTCTTCAGCGAGCTCCTTGTTTTCTAGCAAGCCAGCCTTCTGTAGCATATCGATACGTCTAGACTCAAGATCCATTACCAGCTTAATAGCACCAGACTTAGCATTTAGATTGGCAGTCATCGTTGCCTCATCAATAACCTCGTACGCCTTTTCAATTAGCTTAGAGTAGTGGGTATCCGCAACAACTAGAGCTTCCTTAGCACGAGCACGAATAGCTGCATTGTCTGCAGCCATGGCCTTCCACTCATTAAGATATGAGACAACCTTTTGCCTGGGAATATCTAACTCTTTAGATATCTTAGTTGCATCGCTACCCTTGAGGTATTCCCCAACTACTAAGTTTACTTGGTCAAGGTGATTAACTAGGTCCTGCTCCGCTGACACGCTTAGCCCTCTTTCCTCTTTGTGGTATACGCTTGATACGATCTTCCTTAAAGGCACGGAACTGCTGAGCCTTGCCCCTAAAAATCTCAAAGCAGTCTACCCACTCTGAGCCAGTAAGGGTATTGGTAGTTACCCCCACAAACTTAAACTTAACACCGTACTCGCCCTTAACCTTAATTATGTCCCCAGCATTAATCGAAAAGCCGTCTACCTCCATGTAGGGAACTGTCTCAAGATTGTTTGGTTGTACCTGTGCTACTATTTTCCGCCTACCCATTATCTCCTAGACTTTCTTAATCCAAACTTAGCAAGGTATACGTAGATGGTTTCCACGCTTACCCCACACTCTTTGGCTATCTGCTCTGGTGTCTTCTTGTCAAGGTGATACCTCTTGCGAAGCCACATTTCATTTGTATATAGTTTACCAGAAGCCATGCTATTTGTCAACCTTTCCCCAATTATGAATGGCGTAATGCCCCACACCAATTGCGTCTGCAACATCATTATCATCATTATTAATATCGTATTCAATGTTTGTTACTTTAATTGTTCTTTGTTTACGATACTCTCTCTCAAAGTTTTTATACCAAGAGTCCGACTTGCCTGGATTTGCATTACGGAGCTGAGTCTTTTCGTCTTTGGTCAGCTTGCCATTGCCAATAAAGGTTTGCCAAGCTATTGGGTTGATAGAGCCAGACAACTTAATTCCGTTTTGTGCAGCTGCACCAAGCAAGGCACCTTGAACCAATGCAAGATCTGCTGCAGTCTTTGGACTATTTAAATAAACAGTGTGCTCAATAATAATTGCATCTATATCATTGCGATAGTGCTCAAAAAACTTTACGCACTTCCTAGCCGCATCTGCTACCTTGTGGTAATTGTTTCTGCCCTCAAACTTTATCTTCCCAAAAGCACTTAGGTGTTCATTATTAAAAATTGCAAAAGCTAGGCTATTAGTGCTGGCATCAATAGAGCAAATCCTAGTTGGTCTAAGACTGTTGTTAATCTTCCCAAGGTTTACCATTGGCAATTCCCTTAATCTCTTTAAGTGCTTTTGTAACTTCTTGTGGGTTTACTACGCATTTATCGCAAAGCATTTCATCATTATACAAAGACAGCTGCATGTTACAAGACTTACAGAGCCTGGTCTTACCACGCCTCTTCTGCCTTCTAGTCATGGCATAGCGGTCAGCTATCTTTTCTTTAGTTGCTGCTTCTCTACACTCTGGCGAGCAATAAATTTGATACGATACTTTGGTTTGAAATTGTTGGTTACACCATTGACAATTTTTCATCTAGAGGCTCCAGGGACTCGATCTTGATGTCTCCCTTACCAGCCACATCACAAGTTGCCCTAATAGGACATGTCTTGCAGATTTTTGAATTGGACCTGTAGTTCTTCTCAGGAAGCGTTTTATCTTCCCAAGCTTTACGAACTGTTTTCATCCAGTCAAACGCCTGGTTTACCCACTTTATATAATAATCGTTTATTTCTACTGGCAACACCAATAGGTCATGATTATTTTTATTCTCATAAATTAAAACTGCTTTGGTCTTATTCAGAATTCTCATGTAGATAAGAAGCTGAACTAGGTGACCAACCTTTGGCTTACCAGCTTTCTGACGGTACTCAAAGCCCTCCATGGGCATGGTCTTAATCTCTCCCAAAAGATCTTCTCCGCCCCAGTCAAGAATGACATCACCGAATCCAAAGATTGGTGGGTCTTCCCAAGTTACTTTAAACTCAGAATCTTTTAGTATGCCTGCGTCTTCCATCGCTTGCTGAATACGCTCGTGCGACTTGGTTCCAGCAGTCATGTTTGCACCGCCGTACGCATCTGCACTATCTGTAAACTCAGCACCCTCAAAGGCCAGGTACCAATACCTTGGGCATTCTCCGTGTGAGTAAGCAATGGTGCTTGGAGCAAACGTTTTCTTTTGCTGGAACTTAGTTCCACGCTTAGCTATGTAGCCATGGTTAATCTTGTCAATTAACTCTTTGGTGTTTAAGAATGACTTTGCTGTTTCAGTCTTAAGCATTACTTGTTGCAATAAATTTTTAGCCATACCAAATTAGCGAGTGATATACTTTAGTGCCGCTACCAAATCATTGATTGCCTCTGCAGCTGTAAAGTAGATATTCTTTTTCGCTCTATCTCCTTTTTCTACGTTGACCATCCATGTGGCACGGAACGACATCTTGGCTGCAATGGCTTGTAGCCTTACAATCTCTAGTGTCGCTACATTCAAGGGAATGTCTGGTTTAATTATAAGTTTTGCTATCATGGTTAGGCCCTGAGTAAGCTCTTCATCTTCCATGAAGTCTGCTATCTCTGCAAGTCCGTTAACCATTTCTAGTGTTGTTTTTTCAGTTTTTACGTTTTGTTCCACCATAATATTATACCACGTCCTCGCCTTGCAATATAGTTTGCTTCTCTTTGGCTGTTACATTACCCTTACCAACAAACCATGGCAAAAGAATATCGTACAGGTCAACTAGCAGATTAACGTCCTGTAGCTGATACTTCTTCATTTCTTTCCACGCTTTGTCTTTGCCGTCCATGCAGTCAATCCATAGCTGGAATCCAGAGTGCTTTACCTTTGCTCCCACCCCTAATGCCTGGGCAACATAGTCTAGCTTGTTGGATGGAAACTGAAAGTTGGCCTTTACAATACTCATTAGGTCTAGATCTTTTACTGGCGATGGTGGCTGTAAGCCATTCTCCAAGAACTCACGGTTGATGTGCTTGTGGTCAAACGCTGCTGAGTTCCACCCAACCAGCACGTCAGCTTCGTCCATAAGCTTGTGTAGCTCTTCCAGCATTGTCTTCTTGCCGTCATGATGCACTGACTTAAAGATTACGTTTTTCTTGCCGTGCCACCTAGCACCAAAGCACAGCATTTCTGTTGGCTCAATAATCTGATTGAT